CTATTTGAGCTGTTCTGTGATGTAATCGGATGCAAACTTCATCATGTCCTGCTCCTTCTCTTCCTGAGCATGCATGTATACTCTCTTGAGCACATGCTCTGTTTTCCATCCGCCTGCGGCCATAATATATTTATCCGGGATGCCGAGCGAGTGAGCCATAGACACATAGTAATGCCTCAAATCGTGGAGCCTGCACCGTGGGATGCCAAGCCTATCCTGCACTCTGTGAAGCTCACGGAGGATATCGCCGGGATAGCCGCTAAATCCCTTTTTCTGCTTCTGCAGCAGCTGTACTATGCGGTCATCCACATAGATATCACGCGTGGACAGCTCTGTCTTGTTCGTATCCTTTAGGACGAGCCCACCCTTCTCACCAACCACAAGAGACTGGTGAATGGTGAGAATGTTACCATTCAGATCATCAACCGTCACGGCACACACCTCAGAACGGCGCAGAGCATACACTCCAAGACGGAAGGCAAGCTCGTATCTTGAGTCTCTCACCTCTTCAAGCAGAGCCTTGATGTCGGCATCAGTAGGAAGTGTAGGTCTGTAAGGCTTGGGCGCCGGAAGAGTGGTATTAAAGTGCAGCTTAGGCTTATACATCCTGAGCACCGGGGATATAAAGCCGTGGTAATTGGCAACCGTCTTAGGAGACTTGTCCACAGCAAGCCTGTTAATCTCGATCTGAATGGTTTCCTCAGTGATGTCCTTGAGCTGCATGTTGTTGAACTCGTCCGATATGCCACGAATAAGACCGCGGTACGAGTGCAAGGTGGACGGACTGAGTACGTTCTGTTTAGCTGCAATATATTTTAAGGCATATTCTTTAAAAGAGCCGCTCGGGGCATCCAAAGAGGCATCATCAGTATATGCAAGGACGATAGCTTCCTCAATTTCCTTCTTCGTGGGCCTGTGATCAAAGGTTAAATTTAAGCGCCTGCCCTTGATACTTTTCTGAATTCGGTATTTCCTACCAACCTTTTCGATATGCATAATCATCATCCTTTCTAAAAAAGAGTACAAAAATAACACCTGTCTCTCGACAAATGCCACTCCGAAAGGTATAATATATGTGTCTGGTCCTTACTTTTCGGAGTATGGATATATGAGCGCTCTGCAGTTGGTACCTGCAGGGCGCTTATTTCAATCTTAAAATTTTCTCCTCATTTCAACGACTTTACCAGTATCATAATGTGATACAAGATTATTGTATAATGTATTAACGAGTATCACATTGTGCTCACTCATTAAATCGAAGTATGGTTTAAAAGAGGAAACAAAATTATCGTATTTATTAAGCTTACCCTTATCAGTTTTGAGCGAATTTGCCTTTTCATAAGTATCTGTAAAACAACGCTGAATCATATCATGAACGTATTGCTGTTTCTCTGCTACAAATTTATCTTTCACAGGATATGGGGACTGCGTACAGCCGGCGCCACCTATAGCAATTAATTCATCAAGTTTTAATTCCATAAGGGCATATCTTTCAAAAAAGACAGATGGTGTTTTTGTAGTAGTAATTAAATGAATGCAGTCGTTGATAATTTTTTCATTTTGCTTGGGATTTACCATAGTTCCTATAGGTACAGATGAGGGAATACTATTTATTAAGCCTGATGAGTATTCATCGTAATAATCCACTTTCTTTTTATAACCAGTATATTTATATAAAAAGTATAATCCACACCCTATAAGTGCAATACCAAATGACGCAATCGTTATTATCCCGGCAATTATTGAAACAATGCCTCCGATTAGAAATAATATTTTATAAGCATAGAGTGTGTTATATGGAAGTATAGTTGGAGCAACAACTTGATAAAACTGTGGAACAGGTATGGTTTGTACTATCGCTTTTTTTCTAACGGTAGAATAGGCTGTGTTGTTTTTATATGAAGATGACTCCTTTTTTGATGATTTTTTTCGTTTTTTGCCACCGACTTTGGTTGTATATGATATTCCAGTACCGGGTATTGAAACTCTTGCATGAGTACCACTTTTGGAATTAAATGAAATACCACCTCCGCGTCCACCAATGCTTATACCATGACTTTTTTTACCGACATTAAATCGAACACCAGGGGCAATTTTAAAACTTTTTCTAAATCGTAATCCCATAAAAACCTCCTTAAAATTTTCTTCTCATTTCAATGACTTTACCAAGTATCTTAACTGGGGTAGTATCTATTTCTGATTCAGTAAAACGCATAGGCTCATATACAGGATTCTGTGGTATGAGAGCAATCCCTTCTGCATATTTCTGCAATCGTTTGCAAGTTGCATCAGATCCATTAACCAAAGCTATGACAAGATCACCTGATTCGGCATCATCTGTCCGCTCTACGATAACTGTATCACCATCGTATAGTGTAGGTATCATGCTGTCACCTTTGATCAGCAGACCGAAGTAGTCACCTTTTGCAGCCATAGAGGGGGAAATCTCTATTTGTCCAATCACTTCCTCTACAGCTTCTTTGCCATATCCGGCAGCCACACGACCGAGTACTGGGATAACGTAGCCGGATTCTATTGGGACAGTATCAACTTTGGATAAATCAACTAGTTCTGTAGAGTCAAGCATTTTCAATAGACTGTCCAAATCAAGATTCATTCCGCGAGCGATTTTTTTGTATGTCTCAATAGTCGGAATAATAGGTTTATTATTACGTGGATTAATATTTTTTTCTAACATGGATATGTAAGATTTACTTAATCCACATCTATCAGCGAATTCTTGCATTGGAAGGTCATGTTCTTGTCGATATGTTTTAACTAAATTTCCTATAGTCATGTGTGTAACCCTCCTATATTGTTTAGTATATTGTACAATGAGGCAAACAGAAAGTCAATAAAATTGTTCAACATACTTGACAAAAAATAAAAGAGGTGGTACAGTAACGATAAGTTCAACATGTTGAACAGAAAGGAGCACAATTTTAATGCAATTTAGAATTAAGCAGTGCCGCGAAGAGGCAGGTCTTTCACAAGAAGCGTTATCGGAAAGAGCTGGAGTATCAAGAACCATAATATCTGGACTTGAAAGCGGGAAAATCACAGTGACCACAACAGACACATTGTTGAAAATCGCAAAAGCACTTAATAAGAATGTTAGTGATATTTTTTTAACTTAGATGTTCAACATGCTAGACAAAAGGTTACTAATTTTACATCAAGGGAGGAGAGTGAGAAGAAAGTGAGAGATCGAGGATCTATAGGAGGAAGTTTGGGAGTTAAAGAAGATGCGATTAGATGTTTTTACATGAAATAAGTGAGAAATATCATGTGGATAAGGAAGAGAGAGTCGTTTGAGGAGGAAAAAACCATGTGGAAAATATTTTTCAACTACAAGGACAAGAGCAGATGCACTGTAACAGGAAAAGGAACCATCACACCGGGGTTGGCGGTGAAATGCTTTTACCGGTATGGACTCCATGCTGCAGAGAGCATATATCAGCAGTATCCCAAGAAAGACCATGAGCCGGTACCACTGGAAGAGAAGATGCGAGAGCTTGGTGTAGATGTAACAGAGATGAAGACTGCAGTGCTGCAGGCAGAAACATTGCTGGACAGGATGCAGGGGGAAGGAGAGTGAGACCGTGAAAGACGAAGCAAAGCAGAGAGATGACGTGAAGGTGTGTATAACACTTGCGATACCGGGGGAGACAGAAAAAACGGAAATCACTCATACAAAAAAAGCGATTTCCGTTTCTGCACCAAAAATTAGTCTGGAATTTGATAAGTTGTCTCGTCAATCTTGATTAAAGGTCGATTTGTTTCAACTTTTATTTCACCAGCAGTTGAAACGAGTTTCATGACAAAACCATTTGGATATGTGGCGATATCAATAATTTGATTAGCAGACTGTGTAATTTGGTGTTGAATTTCATCAAAGTTACAATCTTTGGGTTGCAAAATATTTATTTCAGCCATATGTATGCCTCCTTCCTAAATACTCGGACGCTGCAACGTCCTGTAAGGAGAGTATACGACCTGAAAGAAGAGAAAGGCAAGTAAGATTTAATACGAGAAGGGACCAGACAATGAAAAAGTATATACCGGAACTTAAAAAAATCCTTGCTGACATAGGCAAAGCGGAAGAAAAAGACAGGAAAGCAGACGAAGAGCGCAATATTTTCGTGGAAAGAATGTCAGTGGAGAATTGGAAAGAGGACAAATACCAGGAACTTACGAAAAGGAAGATATTAACAGAAGCAGCATATATGGCAAAGCTTTTGGAATTGAAATTTTATGTCAGATTTATCGTGAATCAAGAGTTAAAGAAAGGAGAAAGCGTATGCCAAGGACAAGAGCATTGACCACAAGCAGCAGAATTGCCGATACAAGAAAACTGCTCACCAGCAAGTGCAGACAGATCATGTTTGACAATAATATCAAGCTGGAGCAGGTGGCAAGCCTCATAGATGTGACACCGCAGGCACTGTCTTATCAGTTCCACAACGGAGTCAAGCTGGAGACTGTGCTTGCAGTGCTGTATCTGACAGGAGCAGACGGTGAGATAACAAAGACAATGAACAAAGTAAGACAGTAACATACAGTTCTGGGCTTGATGGAGCACCGAAACATGCTATTTAACTCCTATAAATCAAACTATGACTTCCATCTATATATACGTAAACCTATTTTGTACACACAAATCGGTGCTCCGTCAAGCCCAGAAACGAACAGAAAGGACAAGACATGAAAAAAAGTGAAATATTAATAACAACAGGAATCAGCTTCTTTCTCCTGTGCAGCATGGGCATAGACAGCCCGGCGCCACAAGGACAGATGCTTGTAATCGGAGGGATGCTCGTATCAGCGTGTGTGACGCTTTTGGGGATTTTGTTCGGATGGATCGAAAAAGGACGGCGCGAGAGTATCAAAAGGACAATGGAAATAAGGAGGGCGGGCAAGATTGCTGCAGAGGATACAAAAAGTACGCTCCCAGTTAGAAAGACAGAGCGCGGCCGCATACATAACAGAGACAGCGACAAAGAGAAAGCGCAGGAGAGAAGAGTCATTTGATGCCGTTTTGCAGGCAGAAATAGCAAAGCTCAAGGCCTCGGAGAGAGGCTGATTTAAAACATTCTAAAGTATTAAAGTTAGGAAAAACTATGGCATACATCCAGGATACTTATTACCTGGGAGATTATATAGCGACTGAGATAAAGTTTATAGGAAGGAATGGAGCCAAGGGTGAGAGGAGAGCCAAGAAGATAAAAGCTACTCCCGAGCAGATGGCAAGGCAGAATCAGTGGACGAGGGAAAAGAAAGAGAAATACCTGATACTTGCTAACTTCCGTACAGGTGATGTATGGGTGACTCTCAAGTACCCAAGAGGGACAAGACCGGATGCTGAGAGAATCAAAAGGGACTGGAAAGTATTCACAACGGAAATGAGAAAGCTATACAAGAAGCTGGGCATTCCGTTTAAGTGGGTGAACCGCATGGAGATAGGCAAGTTCGGAGGCCCACATATACATTTCCTCTGCAATCGTGTGGACAACATCGACACACTCATAAAGGACACATGGCACAAGACTATTGCTGATCTGATTGTCCCGGGCAAGAACTACGTAAACATTGCTCCATATGATTCAGACGGAGCAAAGGAAGTGGCAGAATATCTGACCGCCAAGCCAGACAAGAAGGGCATAGAGGGACAGCTCAATCTCTTCGGAGAGGAAGAGCAGAAGGTGTTCTGCAAGGTGAGCAGTTCAAGGAACCTAGTGAGACCGGAGCCTAAGCGCAAAAAGTACGCACACTGGACCATGGCAAGGTTCTTCAAGGATGGCATCAAGCCGGACAAGGGCTACTACGTGATGCCGAACACCGTGAAGGTGGGCATCAACAAGTGCACAGGCTATTCATACCTCTACTACATGCAGCGGACTATCTCAGACGGCAAATCCCCCGGAAACCGCATAAAGCCCCAATGGGAGGCAGATTATACACATTATGAAAAAAGTTAACGTATACATCTATTCAGGTATCAGAACAATTAAAAAAACAGACGGAGCAGCAGGCTACGTTCTGTCATATATGACCAAAAAAGACATCGAAGCCACATTGAGCAACATAGTCTATCTTGAGAATGTGACGCGCCACGAGGCGGAGCTTGAAGTTCTCAACCAGGCACTTTCAAGGCTCAACACAAAAGACATTGAGATAGATATATACACCGACTCAAGTTACCTTACATCAGCGCTAGATCTTGACTGGATACACAAGTGGCAGCAGTCAGGCTGGAAAAATTCCAAGGGCGAGCCGGTAAAACATGCCGACAAATGGCAGAAAACGTTGATTTTACTCAATGGGACACGATTTTATATATACACGAATCAACACCATGAATACAGCAACTGGCTTAAAAACCAGTGCAATAAGAAAGGACCAGAAGAAAATGGAAAATGAAAAACTGACTATGTTACCGGTGTCGGCAATATACCCACACCCGGACAATCCGCGAAAGGATGTGGGAGATGTAACTGAACTGGCTGACTCCATCAAAAAGAGAGGCATACATCCACTGTTTGATGAGATAAAAGAACTGGAAGAACAGCGTAAAGCGCTGTAGGAGGAACTATGAAGACAATCATGGATTTGTTTTATGAAACCTATTCACCGCGCCAAAAGTTTTACGGGCTCACAATGTCACTGAAAGAGACCAGAAGAGAACACACCATCAGAATCCGAAAAAGAGACAAGGAAGTAATAAAAGTGACCGAAGAGGACAGAACCCAGTGCTATCACAATGCCACAAAGGAGCTTATAAGGCGCTTCCCGATAGAACAGAAGACAGAAAGAGTGGGATAAATGGCAAAGTACACAAAATACCTTGAATTTTCCACAAAAGAACGTGTGGCAATCAAGGAAAGAGACAATTATCAGTGCATATTCTGCCAGGCGGGCTATAAGATGCCACCGGCAGCAGTCTTTGAGATGGACATAACAGATATAATGCACTACATACCGCGCTCATCCATGGGACTCGGTATCAAGCAAAACGGAGCAGTCGGATGCCGGTACCATCATCACATGATGGACAACGGCAGCAGTGGAGTCCGCAAGGAGATGCTTGAGATGTTTAAGAGCTATCTGGATGAGTTTTATCCTGATTTCGCGGATTGTGACAGAAAATATGACAAATGGAGGTTCCTAAAAAGTGAGTAAAGTAAATATATTTTCGCAAGACCTTAACCGGATGAGCAGAGAGCCAATAGGAGGCTTATCACTTAAACAGATAAGGCAGCAGGTTATAGATTACCTACAGGACAAGAGAACTGTCTGTGTAGATTATCGCAAAATACGAGCAGATCAACGCGGACGCGAGGACGATGAACCCACAGGTAAGGAAACACTTGAGATAGTCGATGTAATGAAATACTTCACAGTAGTTAAAAGACACGGATTTAATACATGTATCCTGCATCAGGACATGTTTTACATCGCAGGAATAGGAGAGTCAGAATGTTCATAGATTGCAGTAAGTTTGAAAAGGTTTTAAAAGCAGATTATAAATCGTGGGGCGTCAAGTTCGGTCTCACGAAAAGGATGATGTATATTCTCCGGGGCACAGGCTGGATAATAGAGGCAAATGCTTCATACGTCAACAAGGAGTTCCTTGGAACTGCCATAAAGGTATTAGGACCGGCACCAAAGCCGGGAGAGTTTATCGAATATCAAAAGGGCAGCAGTCCACAGCATGAGATGGAGCTTGAACCAATGCTCTGGGACATGGCGGAAGTGTCAGATCCGGCTTATATATCACTTATCAAGATTATACAGAACGATAACGTATATTCGGTCACAAAGACACCAAAAGGCGCTCGCCTGATAAATGATAAGCGTCTTGCTATGATAGCTCCATGCAAGTGCACAGAGGACGAGATACCACCGTGCTCACCTGTGGTACACGATGACTGGCTGCTAACATACAATGACGATATGGCCATAGGAATATGCTTCACAGATCCGGACTATAAACCGGAGCTTGAAGTTTTAAGACTTCTCTCCGGAGTAGATTTTTTCTGGCAGGAGTCAGAAGCCTACAGATTGGGTTGAAACACCTGCGGTAACGCGAAAGAAACCGGGCATGCGAATTAATTTATATCACGAAAACTGATTTGTAAGCCATTTATACACAAGGGAGCTCTTGCCCAGCTCCCTTTACCTCAGGAGAATGACACGACAAAAGGAAGAAACTGAAAATGATAAATGGAGAATTGATAGTTGATAACTTCGCAGGTGGTGGAGGAGCTTCCACGGGAATAGAACTAGCAACAGGATATAGCGTAGATATAGCCATTAACCATGATCCTGAAGCTATTAAGATGCATAAAGCCAATCATCCGAATACGAAACACTATTGTGAAAACGTGTGGGCGGTGGATCCTGTAAAGGCTTGCAATGGTAATCCGGTAGGACTTGCTTGGTTTTCTCCTGATTGCAAACATTTTAGTAAGGCAAAGGGTGGCAAACCTAAAGATAAGAATATCCGTGGTCTTGCGTGGGTTGCTTTGAGATGGGCAGGACTGGTAAGACCAAGAGTAATAATGCTTGAGAATGTCGAAGAATTTAAAACATGGGGGCCGTTAAACAGAGGGCATCATCCAATTAAGAGCAAGCAAGGCAAGACATTTGAGAAATTTGTACAGCAGCTTAATGATTTAGGGTATGAGGTACAATTTAAAGAACTGATAGCGGCTGATTACGGAGCTCCTACCATGCGCAAGAGATTTTTTATGATTGCTCGTTGTGATGGAAAGCCAATTGTGTGGCCAAAACCTACACATGCGTCAGCCGATAGTGAGGAGGTAAAAGCAGGACTGCTCAAGCCGTATGTAGGGGCATACACGCAAATAGATTTCAGTAGACCTTGTCCGAGCATTTTTGATACATCGGAAGAGATAAAAGAAAAATACGGCATCCGGGCGGTCAGACCACTTGCAATCAAAACAATGGAGAGGATAGCAAGAGGACTGAAAAAGTTCGTTATTGATAATCCGGAACCGTTTATTATTCAATGCAATCATGGTGGGGAGCGTAGACCAAATGATATAAGAGAGCCGATGCCGACTATCACAGGAAAACACGGATATGGGATTGTTGAACCGACACTTGCGCCATACATGGGAACTAATACAACAAATCATCCGGGCGGAAATTGCAAAGATCCGATACATACGATCACTACAGGAAATCAACAATGCCTTATTAGTCCTACGTTGATACAATATCACTCTGAAACAGTCAAAGGGGAAGTCCGAGGGCAAACAATAGAAGAACCAATAATGACAGTGGACGGATCAAATAGATACGGATTAGTTACATCGTTCTTACATAAATACTATGACGGTGGTTATAAAGGAGCAGGAGAAAACATAGAGAATCCATTACCGACAGTAACAGCATGGGATCATAACAGCGTAGTGACAGCAAACCTTATTCAAATGAACAATCATTGTGATGGAAGGGATATGCGAGATCCTATACCTACAATTACCGCTGGTGATGGTCATTTCGGAGAAGTCAGAGCATTTTTAATCAAATACTATGGTCAAGGCACAGGACAGGATATTAATGAGCCTCTTGACACAGTAACATCACGTGATCGTTTTGGACTGGTAACAATAGATGGTACAGATTATCAGATTGTGGATATTGGTTTAAGGATGTTGGAACCTAGAGAACTGTATGGATGTCAGGGATTTCCAGCAGATTACATAATCGATCATGATTATACTGGTAAGACATACCCACGAAGCGAACAGGTACGCAGATGTGGCAATGCAGTGTGTCCACCGATACCAGCAGCAATGGTCAGAGCAAACCTACCGGAACTTTGCATAGCAGAACGAACACCGAACATGAGAATAGAATCAGAGCAGACCGGGCAACTTCGGTTTGCCTAAGCATTTTTAAATTTTAAAACCAAGTATAAAATTCAAGCGACCATTTTAAAGACAGGTGGAAAGGAGCAGAATTGGAGAGATTAACAAGTAACAAAAAAGTATCTGATATGTCAATGATTGAACTGGCACATAATAGCTGCTATGCAGATGATGAGCGTAACGCACGGTACAGAGATTACGAGATGGACATGGACGCACGAGATTTTGCGAGAAACCTTATGGTCACACTAGCAAAAGATGAAATGCCAATAAGCGACACGGAGTTTGACGAGGAAATATTAGACGACTTGGCAATAGACCCATTTTCAAATGTCCGTGGTCTCATTGCACTATTCTATCGTAATTTGTGGGCTATGGCTAATTTAAGAGAAACGCTGAAAAAATATGAGGACTTAGAGGAACAGGGAAAACTAATCAAGATACCACTTGAAGCGTACTGTATTGTGAATTTTGAAGTGCGAAAGGGCTTTGTGTTGGAAGAAACTTATCATATGAGCAGAAAGCCTTTATTAGTTGTTCGATATGATGATAATTCTTTTAAAAGGCATAGTGGTTATTTGGGTATTTCAGTATTCCTCACAAAATCAGAAGCCGAAGCAAAACTGAAAGAATTGAGAGGTGGAGAAGATGACAGCCTGGAACCTTAAACACATAATGAAAGTATCAACCAACAAGATGCCATGCGCATGTATAGACTGCTTTTTTTGGCTGGCACCATTTAACCCCGATGATGAAGAAACACCATGCAGTTGTTACCTGACAGGTACTACGCTGCCGTGGAACAACGAGATAACCGGCGAGCAAAGAATATCAGATTGCCCGCTAAAATTAATCAGAAGAAAGAAAAAGAAAAGAGGCAAGAGGTAATGGCAAAGAAGTTGACGGAGTAGTAGTGGAGGATATTAAGATGAATGAAACAACAGAGATTTTCATATCTCGATTAGAACAAGTGAGAAAAGAAAAAGGGCTTACACAAACAAAATTAGCAAGCAAAGCTGGTATTACCAAATCAGCTATGTCTTGTTACATCAGACGCAAAAGAATACCTAGAGGCGATATATTAGTTAGCATAGCACGAGCACTAGACGTTAGCATTGACTACCTGGTAGGAATATCAAATGTGAAAAAGAGACAGACCAATGCCGACAGGATAAGGAATATGTCGGATGAAGAGTTGGCAGAGTTTTTAGCTGTGCACGATTTAGCATTAAACGGCAACGATTTACCAATGCTTACCGATTGGTTTGAATGGCTTCAATCAGAAGCAGAATAGGAGAATAATATGTCAGGAATAGATTTTATAGTATACGGAATTATATTAACTGTTGCGCTGATCGGAACAACAGAGTTTGTGATAGGACTGTTGTTAATTAGAGAATACGATAAGCTTCAGGAAGATAGGGATAAGAGGACAAAACACAATGAACAGAAATGAATGCATAAACTGTAGGTATTACGAGAAATGCGGCAAACCAAGCAGACCAATAAAGTGCATGGGATATGAGAAGGGAGATGACAGAGATGAGACAACACGAGAAACAGGAAGACATGTCTCTTCCACAGATTCTTGAAGATATCCACGACAGGATATGTGATGAATATTACAAATGGCCGTCACAGTATCCGCTGGCAACGGATGACGAGGCATATAACAGAATGGGAGAAGAGCATTGTGACAAATGCCCGGTTCAAAGATTAATTTAGGAGGCAGCAGTTGAACAGCAGGACTTACAGCGGAGTAAAACCCATAGAACCTATAAGATGTGCATATGAACCTGATAAGGCCTGCACACCGGCATGTAAATACTACAAGACATGTATACACAGCGTACATAAGAAGTAGCAAAAAGCAGGACAAAATGATATAATGACGATAGATAGAGCCAAGAGCCATATACTAACCGAGAAATCGGCTGGTGTATGGCTCTTTTTTATACGGAGGGAAAAGATGTATAGAGAAACGAGAAACTACGAGAATATACAGATAATGCGATTTCCGGGAGAGGGAAAATATGATATTCCGGCAATAGGGCAAACACAATTCGAACAGGCTGACTTCATTGGATTTAATTATGCCAAGAGTGAGAAGCATCCGCAGAATAAAGCAGTACACTTCTTCCTGGACGATTATCAATTTAACCGGGTGTGGACATATCCGAACAGATACATAGAAATGCTCAGACGGTTCAGATACGTGCTGTCACCTGATTTCAGCCTGTATACAGATTTCCCAATGGCAATGCAGATATATAACCATTATCGTAAGCATTGGATTGCACGTTACTGGCAGGAGAGCGGAATAAAGGTAATTCCGACAATATGCTGGAGCAGCAGTGAGTCATTTGAGTGGTGCTTTGATGGAGAGCTTACACAGAGCGTTGTAGCGATAAGCTCACTGGGAACACAAAACAGCAAAGAGAGAAAGAAAATATTCTTAGAGGGATACGAGGAAATGATAAAAAGACTGGATCCGGCGCAGATCATATTCTATGGCCGGGTACCGGAGGAATGTAAAGGCAATATAGTACACATAGAGAGCTTCAGTGAGAAGTTCCATAAAGCGGAGGTAGCACAATGGTAATGAATTTGCAGTATTTTGGAGGACGTGGCAGCAGTGGCGGTTTAGGTGGGACAGTTGCGATAACGAGGATGAAAGAACCGGACGAACACGGCAGGGCGACCAGAGAGAGTTTTTACATGACAGGTAAAAGAAATGTACTGATGAATTGGGATGAAGATGGAAATTATCATAAAAAACCTATAAAAACACAAGACGATGTGAGATTGAGATTTAAGACAAGAGATGAAGCGGTCAAATATGCCAAGAAAAACGGGTATAAGTACATAAATCTCTAGGAAGGAGAGCATATGGATATAAACCTACAATATTTTGGCGGCAGAGGCGGCAGCAGTGGCATCGGTGGAGGATGGTCAAATACAGCACCTGGCGAAAAACAAGCCCGCTTTATGTACAATGGCGCCAAACGAAAGACCGGGGGAGAGGATGGATATATCAAAAACTCAAAGATGGAAAGCAAGTTGCATGACATTGACTCCGGAAAGCTAACCGGTGAACAATTTGCCAAACAATTCACCACGAGAGAAGAACTTGACAAGGCAGGCAACTATCTCATGGATAAGAGCACTGCCCTTAATTATAAAATACGTTCACTGAAAAACGCAGATGAGCTGAGAAAGAATCCGAAGCTATATAACGAAGCCAAGGCAACCAGGGAAGCAAGAAATGCACTTAACGAGCGCCGCAAAGAGGTGGCACCAGTAAAGGCGGAGAAAACTGTCAGGAAAGCAGATGATGAATACACATCGTCAAGGACATCAACATACGACAGGTGGTACAAGAAAAATCGTGATAATTTTGCATCATGGTATTTTGGAAGCAGTGGAAAACCAAAGTGATATAGACATACAGAAAGCGAGGTGAAGACGTGGAAAAATATGAGCAGGCAGAGCTGGATTACATCGCAGGAATGAAGTACAAAGAGATAGCAGAAAAGTACGAGACAAGCGTCAACACCGTGAAGAGCTGGAAGCAGAGATATAACTGGGCGAGGGAAAAGCGTAATAGTAGAGATGCAAAAAAAGAGTGTGCACACAAAAATAAAAAAGTGTGCACACAAAAAATCAAAGGTGCAGCAGTCTCTGATGAAACAGAAAAAGAACGGGTGTTCAATAATACCGAAAATCCGGCATTAGATGAAAGAAAAAAATTATTTTGTCTCTTTTACAGCCAGACATTCAATGCCACACAGAGCTATCAGAAGGCATATGGATGTTCACTGAATACAGCAAGAGCACATGGATATGAATTGTTGAGAAATGTGGAGGTAAAAAGTGAAATAGAGCACCTAACAGAGTTAAAGAGGCAGCAGTTGCTGGCAAAAGAGTCAGATTTTGTGGAGCTGCAGATGAGGATAGCGTTCGCGGATGCAGGAGATTATTACGAGATAAAGGGCGATAAAATCGTCTGGAAAGACTCAAATCAGACAGATACACAGCTCGTGAGAGAGGCGAAAACAGTAAAAGGAGATATCAGCCTGAGCCTGTACGACAAGCAGAAAGCAATAGACTGGCTGACGAAGTACTTTCTTATGCATCCAGACGATAAATACAAAGCTGAGTTTGACAAGAAGCGGGCAGAGGTAAAGGATGATTCCGCCGAGCAGATACTGGCCAATATGCAGATAATAACGGATGTATTGAAAAATCCGGTACCGAACAGGAAGATAGAGGACTTGGAGGGGGATGAGGAGAGTGAACAGACCGGCACCACTGAGTGAAAGACAATATGAATACTTCCTGAGGAGCTTAAATTGCTGGTTCAACGTTGCCGAGGGAGGCAAGCGAGGAGGAAAGAACGTACTCGCAACGCTGATATTCTGTACCATGCTGGAAACCCACAAGAATAAAATCCATCTAGTAGCAGGAGTATCAAGCGCCACGGCCAAACTGAATATACTGGACTGTGATGGCTATGGACTGCTCAATTACTTCGAGGGCAGATGCAGAGAGGGCAAATACAAGGACAGGGATTGTGTATATGTCCAGACAAAGACCGGAGAGAAGATAGTGCTCGTGTCCGGAGGAGGAAAAGACGGAGATGAGAAGCTTATCAAGGGTAACACATACGGAATGGCATATGTCACAGAGGCAAATGAGTGCCATCGGAAATTTCTGAAAGAGGTATTTGACCGAACACTCTCCAGCACAGATCGTAAGATATTCCATGACCTGAACCCGAAAGAAGAGGAACACTGGTATTATACCGAAATACTGAAATTCCATGAGGAGCAGCAGGCGAATGATGAAAATTACGGATATAACTATGGACATTTCACCCTGGTAGATAACATGAGCATGTCTGATGAGAAAATCAGGACGGTCCTTAAAACATACCAAAAAGGCACTGTGTGGTACAAACGGGATATAAAAGGCGAGAGAGCTGTAGCAGAGGGCATTATATTCCGTAAATTCGCAGAGAATAATATCCCATATCTGTGTGATGACTCAATATTGGGATATGACAAGTACGGAGAACTGTTTCCAAGACCAAGCAAGGTCATAATAGGAATGGACTTCGGAGGCAATGGATCCATGACCACAATGGTGTGTTCACTGTATTTCAGAGGATATCACTTTATTTATCCTGTGGAAGAGGACTATCTGAAGCTGTCCCCGGATATAGATGCAGATAACATCTGCGACAAGTATATAGAGTTTTATCGCAGATGTGCAGCAAAGTATGAGCGTATAGACTGGACATTTCCGGACTCCGCCAGCACAACAATGATAAATTCGCTGCGAAGCGCAGCAAAAAAAGAGGGACTGCCGTATGACCATATAGCAGGATGCCGTAAAAATGAGATATCAGAGAGACCGAGGACTGTAGATTTACTACTCAATACCGGCAGAATGAAAGTACATAAGAGGTGTGTGAACCTAAGAAAGGCAATGGGCACACTCAAGTGGGATGAGAAGCACCCAAACATACCGGAGGACAAGAATATAGGCAACTGTAATGACTGGTGGGATGCGCTGTGTTACACAATGCTTGATTTTATAGAGTATATAGACTTAGACAGATAAGGAGGAAACAGATGGAAAGCTGTGTTGAAGCAAAGATAAAGAAAATGGGATACAGGGTAAATACAAAGCCATACGGCTATATCAATGTGGCGAATATGTGGTATGGGAATGAGATAATAGACGATTTCCATAAAAGGACCACCATACAGGGCGAGCAGTACGAGATAGAGCGTATGGGCTTTGCCAAGAGAGGATGCGCAGATGATGCTAACCTGTGCGAAATCATAAATATAAACATGGGTACGAAAGAACAGACGGCAGCAGTCAACAAGATGCTGAATGATAACAGATTTAACGTGATGTATCGTAAACAGCTTGAGCATATGAGTGCGACAGGCACAGTGGCAGCATACATACGCTTGGAAGATGCCATATATCTTGATAATGGCAAGGCAACAGGCGGAAAAATCCGCATAACATACTGTTATGCAGAGAACTATACACCTTTGTTGGTGAAAAATGATGATGTAATAGAGGCATGTTTCTCAGCGAATGACTATCAGGGAGATAAAAAGAGGACAACAATGGTCATGTTCACCAGAGGAGAGGACGGAAATTACCGTGCAGATACATTTGTATTCGATGAGAACGGAAAAGAGCTGTCATCTTACTGGATAATACTGGGAGATGTAAAGCCGTTTGCAGTAATGAGAGTGGCAGAGGTCAATAATATCCGGTACATGGATGGATTTGGCTATCCAAAGGTGTACGGAGCAATACCGACACTAAAGAAAATAGATCTCTGCAATATGATTCTGACCACTGACCTTGAAAAGGGTGAAAAACTCGTACTCACGAATGAGGCAATTGTAGGAATAGACCCTGAGACAGGCAAGCCGAGAGAAAAGAACTCTCTTTTGAAGAAATTATTTGTATTCCTGGGCGAAAAGCTCCCGGAGGCAAAGAGCATAATACAGGAGTATAATCCGCAGATAAGAGTTGATGAGATTACAAAGTCATTTGAACTGTGCCTGAGCCTCTTTTCCATGACATTTGGTTTTGGCTCCAAAAAGTACACCTTCGAGAACGGACAGATTAAGACAGCAACGGAGTATATCGGAGAGCGTCAGGATGCCATGCAGGAGCTGAATAAGCAGCGCAAAGAGGCAGTAGACTATATCACCGGCATAATAAGGGCTGTATTGTGGTTTTCCAATACGTTTCTTGAGACATCATACGACATAGATAAAGAGGTCTGCATAGATTTTGATGATTCATATGTCGAGGATAAGACCACACAGATGAGCAACATGAGAGCTGATGCAATGTCGTTCTCTGAGATACCTGAGTTTATGATCAGATACCTTATGATGAGCCTGAATATTGAAAGAGACGAGGCAGAGAAGATATTGGACAGCGCACAGGAGGAGCCGGATCCGGAAGAGGAGGACTAGGAGGTACTAAATGCTGACAGAGAACCAGTTGGAAATGCTTGGAGATAAAGGTGCTGCACTCATACAGGCATCTGAGCAGGATATAATAGCGGATATTGCCAGGCGAATCAAGAAGACAGGGCGATTCACAGAGACAGCAGAGCTTCAGGTCATGGCATTGAGACGCGCCGGATACGATACACAGAAAATCCGTGTTGAAGTCATGAGAATACTTAATGCGGACCCGGAATATAAGAAGATGGTGGCAAATGAGACAAAGCAGTATAAAAGGGATGTCATGATAGCCATCAGGCAGATGGAGAGGGAAGCGGAAGAGGCAGGAGACCGGATAATAGCCGAAGCCGGAGATATGTCTTTTAACCGTGACCTGTATGCGTGGCATCAGGCCGGGCAGACACTCACAAAGGACTCAAGCATAGTAAAGCTCATAGAGGAGATGAGCATAGCCACACAGGGCACGCTAAAGAACCTCACCAGGACAATGGGATTCAAAGGACCTCATGACTTTACCAGTCTTGAGAATGCATATATACGCACACTGGATAAAGCTCTGATGAATATGGTATCAGGTGGAATGAGCTATGATGCAGCAGTAGAACAGGCAGTTCGGGAGATGGCAAAGAGTGGTTTGAGAAGTGTAGACTATGCCAGCGGACGCACTTATCAGCTTGATACTGCAGTAAGAATGTGTGTAAGAACATCAGCCCACCAGCTTTCGGCCAGAATAAGCAACAGAAACTGTGATATCATGAATACAGACCTTGTGGAAGTGTCAAAACACTGGGGAGCACGTCCATCACATGCCGTCTGGCAGGGCAAGATATACTCACGTTCCGGCAAGAATAAGAAATATCCACCATTCTCAGAGTGCCACTACGGAGAAGCAGACGGATTGTGCGGAGTAAACTGCCGTCATATATTCTATCCGTTTTTCGAGGGTATCAGCGAACCGAACACATGGCCGGATGAACCGGAACCGAAAGAATATAACGGCAAAATGTACGATTATTACTCAGCCACACAGAAACAGAGAGCTATGGAGAGAAGGATAAGAGCCACCAAGAGAGAAGTTGAAGCCGTGAGGTCCATAGGCGGAGAGACAGGAGACCTGCAGTCACAGATAAAAAAGCAGGTGAAGGAATATCACAAGTTTTCTCACAAGATGGGGATAAGCCCGAAAGATAACAGGCTGAGAGTGGTAAAGGGCAGCAGTGATCTTAACATGACGGAGACGATAAAAAACCAGCCAAAGCGTAATGAATCCAGAGCAATGGAAGAAAAAGCAAAAACTTTATTTGATATTCAACCGATACCGAAGGGAGATACAGTAAAACCAGTTTCGATATACAAGGATTTGAAAACGTCTGACATCGGAAAAAGGGTACTTGAGTATATTGAAAAAAATAATGTAAACGTTGAGATTATATACAACAAAGACAGTGAAAAAGAATATGGATTAAAAAATAAGTATGGGGTGAATGTTGGCAATAATATATACATAAACGCGAGAGCATGTAAAACCAAAAAAATGATGGTAGAGACAATTGTACATGAAGAAACCCATCTGGAATATAATATTGGAGGTGACGCACATGCAGAGTGCGTGTGTGATTATAATGCTTTGAAACATCGAAAAGGCGAATTGACTAGAGAGGATATACGAGATATAATTAAGTCGGTAAGACAGAGATATCCGGAATATAAATGGAGGAAGCCGAAATGAAAAAACCTGAGATAGATTTTGAGAAGTTAAGAGCTGGTAAAGAGGTTATATGTCCAAAGTGCAAAACCGGAATATTTAGAACTGAACATGATCCAAAAACAACACATAATTTCAAGTGCGATAAGTGCGGAATGATGATAAATTTTGATTAACAAAGCTGCCAAAGGAGTAAAATAAAATACTCCGGGCATATAAAGTTGTTTGAATATTCAGGACAATGTGATATACTCAGACTAAGGGGTGAGCAAATGTCCACAGAAGAATATTGGTACAGGTGTCCTAAATGTGGATATCCGAAGATGATAAAGTATCGAAATGATACAAGGCTGAGGAATTTCCCGGGATACTGCAAGAGATGTAAAAAAGAATCAATTATCACAATAGAGCCAAGAGCCAAATAATTAGATCCAAGTGATTTAGTTATTTGGCTCTTTTTATATTTTAGCGGAAAGGTGCATCCTGAGGGCATGTCGGTACTTTTTTTTCAATCCGTTTTTTCAGCCGGCAGCAGTGCAATCCTGCTCTTTCCGATTCCCTACCGCAGAAAATGCGGTTAATAAATTATTTTAGGAGGATACCATGGAGAACATTTTTAAGATCATGAAAGACTTTGGCATAGAGATGCCGGAGGACAAGAAAAAGGACTTTGAGAAGTCTGTTCTTGAGAATTACAAGACAGTTAATGACTACAATAGGCAGGTTGAAAGCCTGAACCAGGCCAATGAGACCATCAAGGCCAATGATGATGCCATGAAAGACCTGCAGACCAAGCTGGATGCGTTCAAAGACGTAGATGTGACAGAACTCAATAAGACGATTGAGGACCTGAAAGTAGAAAACGCACGCATTGAGAAGGACTATAAAGACAAGGAAGCTCAGAGAGACTTTGATGATCTGATAAAAGATGCTATCACAAGCGCACATGGTAAAAACGCAAAGGCAATTACTGCATTACTGGATGTTGATACGCTTATGCAGTCAAAGAACCAGAAAGAGGACATTGCCGCAGCTATTAAGAAGCTCACAGAGGCAGAGGACAGCAAGATGCTGTTTGGAGAGCCTGAACCACAGGCTAAGGGAGGCGGAAATCCGATTGGAGATATTGGAGATGGCAGTCACCCGAATACCACAGATAGTATCTCAAGTGCTCTCAAAGAATTTTACAAAAAGTAAAGGAGAAAGAATATGGCACTTACACTTGCAGAGGCAAAAGTCGGTTACACCGATAAAATCGACCAGCAGGTAATTGACGAGTTCAGAAGAGACTCGGTATTACTTGATAAGCTTACATTTGACGATACCATTTCACCGACAGGCGGAAGCAACCTGGTATATGGATACCAGAGACTTGAGACACCATCGACAGCCGGTATCCGTCAGATTAACCAGGAATACACACCGAATGAGGCAAAGAGAACCAAACAGACAGCAAGCCCTGTTATTCTCGGCGGTTCATTTGAGATCGACCGTGTAATCGCTCAGACATCAGGAGCGATTAACGAGCTTGATTTCCAGATCAAGCAGAAAACGCTCGCAGGAGCGAACTATTTCCACAATCTTGTAATTAACGGAACATCTGCAGCGTCAGGAACAGGATATATTCCAAATACTTTCGACGGATTAAAGAAAATCCTTGCAGGAAAGTCGACAGAGGCTTCGACAGATGTGGATATTTCAACAACAGCAGCAATGAACAGCAATTATAACGCATTGCTTGATGAGCTTGATGCTTTTATCGCATTGCTCGCTGCAAAGCCTGATATCCTTATGATGAACACAAAGATGCTCACAAAGATCAGGGCAGCAGCACGAAGAGCCGGATACTACGACAGAACAAAGAATGATTTTGGTAACTATGTAGAGACATATAACGGAATCGCTCTTTTAGATGCTGGACAGTACTATGACGGCACAAAGACAGTGGATGTTGTAGACACAACTGCTCCAACAGAGTCAGCATATGGAACAACAAGCATCTATGCCGCAAAGCTTGGTCTTGACGCTTTCCATGGTATTTCAGTGGATGGCTCAAAGATGCTTAAGACATATCTTCCTGATCTTTCAGCTCCTGGAGCAGTAAAGAAGGGTGAGGTAGAGCTTATTGCCGGAGCTGTCCTCAAAAACAGCAAGATGGCCGGTAAGTTATCAGGCATCAAGATTCTCGACAAGAAAGCAGCGTAAAAAGAAGGGAGCTATAATATGTCAATTATCAATTGGGAGTATTACAGCTCCCATTTTCCTACAGTGGTGCCGCAGAGACAGTTTGAAGCTGTCGAGGCACAGGCAGAAGCAGAATACAACAGGATTGTAAAGCCATATATGCAGATTCCGGAGAACAGGGCACAGGACACAGTATTTAAGCTGTGCAATTTCCTTTGGACAAATCAGCCTGCAGTCGCAGGCAGAGCAGTAACATCCGTGAATAATAACGGATATTCTGAATCATATGCCATCACAAACCCCGAACAGGTGCAGCAGTCCATAGACGAAATCATTTACAAGGGCATAGGAACCAGATTGGCAGGTGCATTTTAGTGAATGACAAGACCATAACAGTTTACAACGCACATAAGGGCAGTGACGGAAAAGATATCTGGAAGAGAACAGTCATATATGGAGTAGAGTACCATTACTCTTCTGACAGGACGGTAAGCCAGAGCGGGGCAGTTATTTACACACCGATTCTGACGGCTATTGTGCCGGATACAGCCGATTTCGGAACAAAGGCATATGTTGATGCAGTGGAATACTCAAAGCTCTCTGTGGACGAAATAGAGGGCTATTTCACATTTAACCCAAGAGGGAACAAAGATATCATAGTTGCCGGAGAGTGCTTCAAAGAAATATCACAGGAGTACAGGATATCACAGCTTCAGGCGGATTATCAGAAATCAGGCACAATAATATCGCTCTCAGACAATACAGAGGGTGATTTGCTTAAGCATTACAAGGTGGTATGTAAATAGTGGGTGGAATAATTCAATTTGCTTTATCAATGAAAGACTGGCCGTCAGACAAAAAGACCGTGGAAAAATACGGCATAGATACAAACGGACCGGTGCAGCAGTATATTGATTCAGAGTGCTTAAGAAGAATGGATCCGTTCGTACCGTTTGATACAGGAGCATTGAAAAACAATGGAGTTCTTAATACAACTATTGGAAGCGGTGAAATTGTCTACAACATGCCGTATGCGAGAAAACAGTACTATATACCGATGCACCATCAGGGAGGCCGTACAGCATACTGGTTTGAGCATATGTTGAATGGCGGCACACGCGAGAAGATACTGAAAGGAGCACAGAAGATTGCCGAACAGATGGGAGACCACTAAAACGATAGGTCAATGCCTCACAGAGTACCTGAAAAGGTATGAGGGCATGGATTTTTCAGATATCCTCACGGACTTCATAAAGTCACCTGAGGGTGATATAAGCGCATACAGCTTGTACAAGACACCGGAACGAAGCGAGACTGAGTTCCAGGACGGAAGTCGACAGATAACAGAGTACTATAACCTCTTTGCAAGGAGACCTACACAGGAAGACGATGTGAGGATAGAGAATAACGCATCGCTGGATGAGTTTTCAGAGTGGATTGAGGAGAAAGAGCTTGAAGAGGACTATCCCGAACTGCCTGAGGGCATGGCGGCACTTGAAATAGGCATATCAGACTCGGCATCCATCACATCACAGGAGGATACGAGTGCTATTTATCAGGTAACAATAAAATTAACATATTTGAAAGAGAGGTAAAGCGATGCCAGAAGCAACAAAGACAGCCTTAGAACTGGTAAAAAAACATAAAATTGCATTATTTATTCATAACGGCACAAAGTACGTCAGAATCAAGAAATCCGACGCTCTCACGCTGTCGATGAACCCGATTGAAAAAGAGTATGACTATATAGCTGACGAGGAATCGACTACAGAAGTAGAGGGTTATAAACCGTCTATTGATCAGAATCTTGTCATGTATAAAGGCTCTGATGATTATGAGATGATGTGGCCGTATTTCTACGAACGCAGAACAGGAGCTGCTGCGCACGTAAAGTGCATGATTGTTTACATGCATGAACCGGGAGCAGACGGAGGATATAAAGCATGGGAGACAGACAGTGTTATCTCAGTACAGGACTTGGCAGCAGTCGACAAGAAGCTTGATTTTAAAGTCCTCTTCGGAGGTGGAATCACAAATGGAACAGCCACCATGACAGACGGCACACCAACATTCACAGCAGAAATAAAGAAAGGGTGAAAAAACATGGAATACACATTACAGATTCATAACAGGGAGTACGAGCTTCCGAAAAAGACTCTTGCAGTAGAGGAGAAGATTGAAAAAATCAAGAAGCTCTGCAGGGATTCAAAAATCACCACCAGAACACAGTATGAAAATAAGCTTAATTTCATTACTGAAATGGTGGGGGAAGACAACGCAAAGGAAATCTTCGAGTCTAACGACATCTCAAATATCGCGGAGATGGACTTGGGCGAAATAGATGCCGCATATAGAGGTGTTCTTGACGGATTCGCAAGGCCCGACAGGGAAGCAGTAGCGAAAGAAAACCTTAAGGTGCTCGGAAACCCTATGATTCAGCAGATGTTAAGCATCGCAGAGGGCATGGACAAGCTTCAGGGAGCCCTCAAAGAAAATGATTAATATAACAAGTAAAGCTCTGCCGGATGCCATCGTGGTTGGTGGCAGAGCTTTTTTAATAAAGACAGATTACAGGGTATGGATCAGATTCACACAGGATTTTAAAGCGTGGAAGAAAATGGGATACAAGGGAGCCATGAATATTAAATATCTGTTTGAAGACGATATCCCGGCATTTTCAGAGACTGATGATTATTCAGGAATCCTTGAATTTGCTTTTCCGCAGAATGTAGTGCCACATTACGAACGTGATAATGGTGAAGATGTATTGTTTTACGACATAGACGGAGATTACATCTATGCTGCATTCATGCAGGCATATCACATAGACCTTATTTCTACGGATATGCACTGGCACAAGTTTATTGCACTCATGAATGGACTTCCTGACAGCACAAGGCTGTCGGCTATCATGGGGTACCGTGCATATACAGGCGAGAAAATAAAAGACGAGGCGCAGATGTACCGTGCACTCAAAGATGCCTGGATGCCTCCATATGAGGAGACAGAGGAAGAGAAAGCTGCAGATGAAGAGTTTGAGAAGTACTTTGAAGGATAGATAGAGCCGGAGCCTTAGAGCCAGAGCCTTAAGAAAGGAGCTGGCAATGAGCGACCCAAAATTAATAATTAAAACACTGCTGGATAACAGCCAGCTTAAGTCCGGATTATCGGCAATGAATAGTATGGTGTCCAGTGCATCAGCAAAGGTTGGAACCTTTGCAAAGGTAGGGGCGGCAGCAGTCGGAACTGCAGTCGGAGCAGGTACCACGGCAGCAGCCGCACTGGTAAAGCAGTCAGTGGATGGATATGCAACCTTTGAGCAGATGGTCGGAGGAGTTGAGACACTGTTTGGAGCAGGCGGACAGAGCATGGAAGAATATGCACAGTCCACAGGCAAGACAGTGGGAGAGATAGAGGGCAAGTATAATTCCCTGATGACAGCGCAGACCACTATGCTCAACAATGCCAACAACGCATACAAGACTGCAGGCCTTTCAGCCAATAATTACATGGAGACTGTAACAAGCTTCAGTGCAAGCCTTATACAGTCACTCGGAGGAGACACCGAAAAAGCCGCAAGCTATGCGGACAGAGCTATCACGGACATGTCAGATAACTCTAACAAGCTGGGTACCAACATGCGTGATATCCAGAATGCATACCAGGGCTTTGCAAAGCAGAACTATACCATGCTTGACAACTTAAAGCTTGGATATGGCGGTACACAGGAAGAAATGAAGCGACTCATCAAGGATGCTTCACAGATGACTGATGTACAGCAAAAACTTGGTGTGAGTGTAGATGAAAGCAGTCTGTCGTTTGGAAATATCGTAAATGCCATTTCTGTAATGCAGGAGAGCTTAGGTATTGCCGGCACCACGTCAAAAGAAGCTGCAACCACTATTGAGGGTTCATTAAACAGTGCAAAAGCAGCGTGGGAGAATCTTGTTGTTGGAATGGCAGACGATAATGCGGATTTTGATACACTTGTACAGAATTTCGTTGATACTGCATCCACAGCTCTTGAGAACATGCTCCCTCGTATAGAGATAGCACTAACAGGACTGGGGCAACTGATAGAAAAACTGCTTCCAGTCATAGTACAGAAGGTACCGGAGATTATAATGCAGACTCTTCCGGGACTGATAAACGCGGGAATACAGATGGTATCGGCGCTGGGGCAGGGACTGATGCAGTATCTGCCGGAGCTGATTTCGTATGCTACACAGCTTGTGGTACAGCTTGTACAGGGGCTGGTGTCAGCACTTCCAAAGATTGTTGAGTTTGCTTCACGGCTTATCCAGACAATAGTTACATCACTGGTAAATGCAGCACCGGATCTTATAGATGCCGGCAAAGAACTCATAGAGTTTCTTGTAAACGGAATTGCCGAAAATCTGCCAAACATAGTTCAGACTATTACGGATCTGATTGCAAATATCAATTCTTTCTGGGCGGAGAACGGTCCGGAGTTTATTAAATGGGGAACTGACCTACTCAGCAACCTGATAGACGGAATTACACAGGCTGTGCCGGTACTACTGCAGAATCTGCCGGGAATTATCCAGTCCATGGTAGAGGGGCTGTTAAATAATGGTCCTGTACTCATTGAGTGTGGTCTTAAGCTTCTGTTACAGCTTATTGAGGGAATTTTATCATGCATACCGGATATACTGGCGGCAATACCGCAGATAATAGCCGCGATAGTTGAAGCTTTCGTTAATTACGATTGGCTTGGACTGGGAACCGAAGTTATAAATTTCGTAAAGGATGGAATGGGAGAAAGCTGGGACAATATAGTTGCTTTCTTCACAGAGGCCATACCAAACTTTATCCAGTCGATATTTGACTGGTTCAATGAACTCCCCGGAAAACTCCTAGAGTGGGGACAGAACGTATACACAACAGTTACAACGGCCATATCAGACATGGTAACTGCAGCAGTTGAGTTCATATCAGAGCTTCCGGATAAGATAGCTTACTGGATAGGCTTTGCACTCGGCAAGTTTGTAGAGTGGGGCATAAACCTCGTGAACTGGGCCGTGACGGCTATACCTGAGTTTATAAACAATGTAATAACATTCATATCAGAATTACCGGGCAAGATAGGCTACTGGATAGGCAATGCACTTGCCAACATAGTGGAATGGGGCTCAAACCTCAAGCAGAAAGCAACGGAGGCAGGAAGCAATTTCGTCTCAAGTGTAATAAGCTTCTTTTCAAATCTGCCTGGCAAAATGTGGAACTTCCTGGTAAATGCAGTGTCAAAGATAGTGACATGGCGCGCCAACATGATAGAAAAAGGAAAAGCAGCCGCAAAAGGACTGTTCGATTCGGTAGTCAACGGACTTGCGAATCTCCCGAACAAAATTATGAGTACAGGAAAAAATATAGTATCAGGTCTTTGGAAAGGTATCAAAGGAGCGTGGAGTGGACTGACAAAGAAAGTCAGCAACCTCGCAGGAAATCTGTTACAAGGATTCAAGGATGCACTTGGCATCCACTCTCCGTCACGTAAATTTAAGTGGGTTGGAGAAATGTGCGTAGCCGGCATGGATGAACCTATAGCAGACTATAATCCTTACGATACGCTTAATAAGTCTATTAAGGCGAATGCCTCCACAATGAAAGCAAACTTTGTGGGAAGCGGTTCATACGCAGCCACATACAATGCGGTATATGACTATGACGCACAGGCACAGGCTACAGCAAGAGCACTAAAAGGCATGAGTGTAAATATTGATGGACGAAGAGCCGGAAAGCTTCTGACTCCATACGTAGACCAGTTCCAGGGCGAGCTGGCCAGAACATGAGGTAACATATGGGAAACTTTGGAATTAAGATAATCACAGACAGTGAGGAATTTCATACAAGCGACATAGGGCTTAAAATGACAGCGCTTAAAATTCCGCAGCCAAAAGCCAAGACCAATTATGTGAATGTGCCGGGAGCCTCTGGGAGCATAGATCTCTCAGAGGTATACGGCTCTGTGGTATATGAAAATCGTGATGGATTGACGTTTACATTTGTTTTAAGAAATGATTTTGAGAGCTGGGCGGCAGCAGTCCAGAGCCTTGCCGCAAAAATACATGGCAAAAAGTGCAAGGTAATAGTGGACAATGACAAAAATTATTACTATGTGTGCAGACTTGCAATCGATTATGAGAAATCTAAGAAATCAGTCGGAACCATAACAATCTCCGGAAACGCAGAACCGTTTAAATACGATATATTTGCTTCTGATGAGAGGTGGGAGTGGGATCCGTTCGATTTTGAAAGAGGAGTGATAAGAGAGCTCATCGATATGCAGATTACGGCCACAGCCAATACAGTGACAATTCCCGGAGCAACTAATTACAGAACACCGGTTTTTGTAGTAACAAAGTCAAATAATCTCAAGTTTACACACAACAACAGGACATATGACCTGTCGAAGCCCGGAACATACAGGTTCCCTGCTGTGAGAGTCGGAGAAGAAAGCCTGACGCTCACATTCACAGGGACAGGAACACTGACAATTAAATTCAGAGGTGCGTATTTATGATATATGAAGTATTTGTGGATGAAAAACCTCTCTTTTATCCGAATGATGAGGAGGCGGTTATATACAATTCCAAACTAGAGGAAGCTCTGAATGATGCCGGTACGTTTACATGCACTGTACCAAAATCGAACCCTCTGTTCGATGAAATATATCCAAGAGTGAGTATGGTACAGATATTAAGAGATGGCAAAGAAATATGGAGCGGACAGGTCAGAAGATACGAGGAAGAGTTTGAGGGAGAAAAAGAACTCTCCTGTGTAGGCGAGCTCGCATTTTTGTATGATTCGGTTCAGCCACAGGACAGATTTCAAAATCAGACACCGGCACAGTTTTTTAACCACCTTCTTGCAGTACATAACAGTAAGGTGGAAGACAATAAGAAGTTTGAACCCGGAATAGTGACAGTTACGGATCCGAACAACAGTATATACAGGTATACAAATTATGAAGACACACTCTCGGCAATGAGAAATAAGCTTTGCGACAGTTTAAACGGATACCTGAGAGTCAGAAAGAGCAACGGCAAGAGGTATCTTGACCTTGTGAGACTTGAAGATTACGGCAAATACTGTGACCAGCCTATAAAGATGGGCTACAATATGCTTGATTATGTCAAGAAAAACTCCGGAGAGACAATATACACAGTGCTTATACCACTGGGGGCCAGACTTGAGGAGAGCGAAGTTGATGGGCTTGATGCGTACACCAATATCAAGAGTGTCAATAACGGCAAAGACTATATCTACAATGAGGAAGCAGTAAAGCACTTTGGTATGATATGGACCACAAAGAAGTGGGATGATGTGACAGAACCGGCAAACCTTAAAAGAAAGGGCGAGCAGTGGCTTGAGACCACACAGTACGAGACAGTATCGCTGGAACTTACCGCTGTGGATATGTCCATGCTCAATCAGGAACTGGATAAATTTGACCTTGGAGATACGATAAGGGCAGTTGCAAAGCCTTTTGGACTTGATGTCACATATCCGGTACAGAAGAAAACGACATATCTGCAGGAACCCGAAAAGAATACAATAACACTCAGCAATACTGCAGCAGCGAAGTCATATACAAAACAGGTGCAGGCTTCAATATCTGATATAGAGCAGAGTATGCCACAGGAGAAGACAATCTTACAGCTTGCGAGAGAAAAGGCTTCACAGCTCATTCAGAGCGCGTCAGAGGGCAACATATACACAGTATATGACGAGAACAACAAACCGAAAGAACTTCTCATCATGGACCAGCCGGACATTAACACAGCTCAAAAGGTATGGAGATGGAACATGAACGGATTCGGATATTCAAATACCGGATACAACGGAGAATACGGAACCGCGATAACGATGGACGGTGAGATAGTCGGAGAGAGAATAACGGCAAACTCAATTAGCGCAGAGAAGCTGACAGTTGAATACAAGGACAAGCTGGATACAAGATTTTCGATTGTAAATGGAAACATTACTGCAGAGGTTGGAAAGTCAACACTCAGTTCACTCTCAAATGATTATGAAACGGCGAAGAAAAGATATAATTCTCTGATAAACATCATCACGCAGGAAGCTGATTCGTCTCCGAACACTAAGATTAAATTTAATTCCCAGTGTCAGACAGAGGAAAACTATGATTATGTGAATTTGTATTACAGATTAGAGGATAAAATCTACCAGCCTCTTAAAAAAGCAGGCGGAAGCACAATAGCCGGTAAAACTTATATACTTCCATCAAATGATGTGTATATTGAGTGGCACTCAGACAGTACAAAAAGCGATTATTACGGCTTTTCTCTTGACACTCTGACCACAATTACCGAGACTGCAGATACTACAGGCCAGCTGAGCGCATTACCATCTATAGAGCCGGCTGTGGCACTCGGCGCATCGGCAGTTACCACCAAACATCCTTATAGTAACAATGAAAGCATTCTGTGGCATTTTAAAGCCAAGACTATAGGAAGACAGGCGCTTGTGAACCGGTTCAGTGTTTACGACACTGCATACAACAACATAGTTTCAGCAGTAAACAAAGGAAAAAGCTCAGATGAAATAAGCTCATTGCTTGGAACATACAACAATGCTCTTGCAAATCTGAATGAAGCTTTTTCACAAGCCGGCATTGATACGTCATGGACAGCAGCATATGAAGCATTCAGCTATAGTAAGGCACAGATAAAGATCCTTGAAGATGAGATAAGTTTAAAAGTAGAAAAAGATGGAGTTGAGTCCATCATTGCTCAAAAAGCAGACTCAATAAGGCTCAAGGCTGATAAGATTGCATGGTCAAGTACATATTCATCAATGACAGAGGATGGAAAACTAACATGTCAGAGCGCAAATCTTACGGACGTGAACGCAACAGGTACGATAACAACTGTAAACGACAAGCAAAAAGTAGAAATGTACAATGGACGTTTACGCGTTAAATATAACGACAAGGAATTAGGACTGATAGGTGGAAACGGATATGCGCAAAGCAATAATATAGAAGGACTGAATTTCGACCTTGAAATGACCGGAGATTATATGACATGGGCCGCTCAGGAAAATGCAAATGACCACTATATGATGAAATGGACATATGCACGCAGTTCATTTGGCGGTTTCAGAGGAGACGCTTTGAACGCAGGCTGTGACATAGATATGCAGAACTATAAACTATATAACGTAAGCTGGCCGGACGGAGGAATTACCGGAACACTTAATTTCGTACAGATAAAGAGCATGTCAACAAACAGTAATGGAGAATATGATGGAACAGCCCAAAGCTGGAACACCTGTACTATGCAGTTTAAAAATGGAATCTTGATAAAAGGCTCATGGGGGTAAGATATGTATTTTTTTGAAGTCGGCAAATCTAATGAAAAAGAAGCGGAAATAACAAAGGAAACGATAAGAAAAGGAGCAAAAAATGAGTCAGAAGACACCATACAACATCAGGATCGAGAAAGCGAGAAACTATCTGAGATATCAGATTAATGCAGCAGCAACACAGTATGATTTATCAGGACCTATCATAGACCTGATACTCGAGGGGCTGATAGCAGAGGAACAATCGCAGAGGATAGCCCTTGTTACAGAACAGTATGACAACATGGAACATGAGCTCGAGCAGAAGGAAAAAGAACTCACAGAAGCCAGAGAGGAGAATGAAAGATGCCAGGAATTAGTGAAGAGCTTGAACAAATCACAAGAGCCCGATACGGAGAAGAGGTCAGAAAAGCAATCCACGACTCCATAGAAAAATGCTATGGACATTTCGAAGAGGTCACAAAAGCGTGCGCGGCATCCGAAAAGAATGCAAAAGAGTCTGAGAATGCTGCAGAGAGTGCCAGAACGGACGCACTCAGATACTCCCAGGATGCAAGCAGAGACGCACAGACGGCAAGCACAAGCGCCACGAACGCACAAGGCTATGCTAACACAGCGTACCAGTCCCAACAGAGTGTTCAAAGCATGAAAGCAGCAGTTGAAAAAGACAAGAATGAAATCGAGACCACAATCAAAGATTCACTTCTTGCTAAAAGCGAGGAAATCCTTGCTACAGTAAAAGACTACTTTAATAGGGCACAACAGCTCTATCAGAGCATGTATATAGACTGTGATGGTGAAACACCGCAGTCAAGGCTTGTAACACTGGTAACAATCAATTGTGGAACACCACAGTCAAGGCTACACGATGTAAATGGAATACTCTTTGACGGTGGTACACCACTGAACAGAAAGTTAGGAGGTTAAAATGGCAAAAATAGCACCATGCACAGGAACCACGGCCGACTGGAAATCAGTCAGTGAAACTCTGATTCTGGAAAATAGAGAAATAGGAGTTGAAATAGCAAGCCGGTCAAACGGAAAAACTTACACCATTATCAGACAGGGCGATGGTAAAAATAAGTTTTTCGACCTTCCGGCAATATTCGATCAGAGTGCCTATGAGGATGCTCTGGCCACAACATCATCAAACATGCAGACGGTATCAGCTTTCAAGGATAGTATGAATAGTGCAACCCAGAAAGCTACGACTGCAGCAACCAATGCAGACACAGCTACACAGAAAGCAAATGCTGCAGCGAAAGCGTGCGAGGGTATTGTGACAAAACAAAATACCATGGTAGACACAGTAACCAATAAATCAGCTGTCTTAACACTTGAAGACAGTTTATTATGCATAAGGGAGGCCTAGAATGGCAACAGGAGATTTAATAACAAGAATAGCATCGCAGGACACACTGCTATCAGTATTGGATGAAGTACAGAGAATAGGTGCAGCAGTCGTGGATGCAACCAAAATTGACTGGAAATCACTTTTTGAAAGCAGAGCTACAGGAGAAGTCTTTTCAACGAAATTTTATACATATGAGACATCCACCAGTTCACTCGGAGAGAAAATGAATGCTTCAGTAGGACTCAAAGCAGTACCGTCGACAGAGACGAGCAAGGGAAGGGATGATTTTGCGGTAAGAAATGCTTTTTCGTTTATTGATTGTAATTTCGTCTGCAATGAAGCAGGAAAACGTGTACCTTCAAAAATAAAAGGACAGGCAGGATTCTCATATACCGGCAAGGTTGACGTAGGAGTACTCACTCCACCAACATACTGGGGAGTAGAACGACATTACGATAAAGGATATTACATTGTCCATTTTTCAGACCGACCACATCCGGAACTGGGCCTCGTGCCGACTCCATGGTGTGTAGATGCATCGGGAAACGAAATGGGCTATGGCCTTGTATCTAAATATTGGGCCGGCTACATAGACAATACACTGTACTCATCAAGTGGACTAGCACTCGCAGGATTCATGTCGCACAACCAGATACGCACAGAGATGCAGAAAAAGGGCACCGGCTATTACGGAGCTGGAAGCGAGAGAACGGCATACCTGCTTTGCATGTTGTGGATTAAATACGCGACCAAAAACAGCCAGAGCATATTCAAGGGATGTGCGGACTATAATATCCAGACACAGGTAGTGCAGGCTACGAAAGGACAAAAATACGTTATCATTCCAACTACGGCCGCAAACAGCCTTGCAACACATACTGCTGTATCTATCGGAGATCCGGGCAGTGACACAAACCACGACCGTAGCAACTCAAAGATGTATAATATCAAGGACAGAGTGAATATCACAAAGATTGAAGCAATCTCCGGCACATCAAATAGCAAGGTGTACGTGGATGCAGATGCATTTAACACAACGACCACAACGTGGCTTTCTACTATGCCATGCCGTACCGGAGACACGGACAACATCCTCGGCGCAGACGGCTATATTGCAAATGATAATAAGCACAGCTTCAGAATTAACGGAATCGAGGAGGGTATGGGCGCCTGGTTCGTATCAGCAAATGAGCTCTGGAATAAAGACAGCGCCACAGTGACAAGCTATTATGTCAGAGGAGCCGCTGCATGGTCTGCATCCGCATCCGGATATAAAAAAGTGGCTACTGCTGATATGAAAAATTCAAATGATCAGTGGATAGGAGACATTGAAATTGACGAAAAGACAGGAGTAATATGGCCAAGGGTTTACGGCTCAGGTGATTCTGTTGGTGTTGGAGACCATCAGTGGAAAGGAGGTACCGGAACAGGAATGCGCGAAGCGTTAGAGCGCGCGAGCTTTTGGCATGGCTCCCGCGGCGGTTTTCCTGCGTCGGACCTTTGGTGCGATCCTGCGAACCGGTACTGGGGCGTCTCCGCCGGCGTTTAACCTCCTCGGGGGTGAATTTGCCTCTCAAAGGCAAAGAGGGGCTCTCCCTTTTACTAAAGATTTAAACAGGACTGCATTAATTCCGACAGCGGTCTTGATACATAGGACTTGCCACACGCGCGCGAACTTTAGGAATGGCTCCCACGGCGGTTTTTCTGCGTCGAACCTCAGGAACGATCCTGCGAACCGGAACTGGAACATCTCCGCCGGAATTTCTTAATGGCCACTTAGATGGCAGTAGTGTGACATTTCGCTGAGCTGAACTCAGTCACCGAAAGGTGCTTAAATAAGATACAAGGAGGGTACCACCTCCTACAAGTTTGAAGGTGGGAGCCGTGCGCAAGGCACGGCTCGTGGCTAGTAGAAAAACCGAACGTCACTATTGTAAAGAAACGAGATTGAAGAGATATTGCAAAAACATAGATATAACTGACAGAAATTTTATAGAAAAAGCCGTATTCAAGTGCCTGGACACACGTATGGACAGACGCGATACGATGAAATTATTGTCAGAATACATTAATATTCCATATCCAGACATTAAAAGGATAGCTGAAAAAACATACTATCAGAAATACTTAAATGGAGCAATACAGACATTAATCGATGGCATACGTCAGGAGATACTTGATAGAAATTATAAAGTTAAGCCAATATTTTACAGAAATAAGATTGATGGAAATTCAGGTAAACTCAGAAGGATAGGCATACAGGATGTCAAACAACAAATATATGATTATATAGCATGTGAGGCACTCTGGGAGATGTTCGAAGCAAAGATAGGCTATTATCAAACAGAAGCTTTGAACGGAAAAGGACAGCTCACAGCATTAAAAGCTATACGAAAGTGGCTATCAGATCCGGACATGCGTTATGCCATACAATCAGATATAAGGCAGTTTTATCCAAGCATAGATAAAGAAGTACTAAAGACTATGTTATCAAGAGATGTAAACAATGAACCCTTACTGCATCTGACATTTTTCTTAATTGATATGTCGGAACAGGGACTTGTTATCGGCTCATATCTAAATAAGAACCTTGCAAGTTATTATTTATCCGTGGCATATCATTACGTCACAGAACAGTGCTACAAAGAACGTAGAGGCAAGCGTAAGCGTCTGCTATCACATGCACTATGGTACGCAGATGACTGTATTCTGATAGGAAAAGATTTAAGAGATCTTAAGATGTGTCAGCGAAAATATGAAAAATTTCTCAAGGAGAAATTACATGTGGAGGTTAAACCCAACACAAAGGTCATAGACTTAAAGACAGGATATATTGATATAGTAGGCTTTAAGATATCAAGGAAAAACGCAACGATGAGAGCATCGAACTTCAGAAGAATGAGAAAAAATCTGAAACGCATAAATCGATACACTGCAGATAATATTCCATTGCATGAAGCGAGAGCATTTAATTCAAGGACAGGTTCGTTTAAGCATCTGGATATGTTACAATATATAAAGGATAACAACATAACTGAGCTGTTAGATAGTTGTAACAATACAATAAGAGCCAAAACAGAAAGGAGAACAATATGCGAGAAATGGTATTCGATTCAAAACAGGACAGCATTAAAGTGACACACCCGGAAGCCGGTGTATCAGATGTAATAATCCTGAAGGATGAGAAAGAGGTAACAAGAACCGATGAAATAAGCAACGAAGAGAAAACGGAGTATCATTATAACGGCAACTCTATCAGACTTTATAAGAATGTTACGGAAGAGGATGTACGAGGCGCAGCAGACCAATATATTGAGATGGCACAGCCAGAGAAGCCGACAGATGAAATGAAAGAATACGCAAATGCACTGATAGATGAGTATACATCACAGCTTATAGATGAGGGGGTATTGTAATATGTCAATAATGGTGGAAAGCTTCAAAAGACTCTACAAATCAGGGTCAAAGAGAGTAACAAAGAAATTCTTGCAGGATAAGCTGAAAGAAGAAAAAATCACGCAGGAAGAGTATAATTATATCATAGGTGAAAAAAATGAGTAATACTATAGAGACATTATCAACACTTTGCGATATAATAGAAAAAATGGCAAAGTTAATTGAAAAGCAACAGATGCTGATAGCCCAGTCTGATATAGACATGGATACGAAAGAAAAAATAGCGAAAGAATCTGCAACGCTGAGAGAAAGATATATTAGAGCCTGAGAGCCGATACCAGAAATGGTGCCGGCTCTTTTATATTTAAATATATTTAAAGAAAGGAGCAAACAATGGAAAACATTAACACAATCAAAGCAATAGTAACAGGGGTGGCAGCATTTTTGTCTGCACTGTTGGGAACACTGTATATACCAGTGCTTCTCATGATCTTATGCAACATTATCGATTATGCAACAGGCCTTATGGCTGCAAAGAACCGACCGGACGGAGGTATCAGTTCTTATCGTAGTATCAAAGGAATCAAGAAAAAGGTATCTATGTGGTTGCTCGTAGTCGTTGGAGCTATCCTGGATCAATTGCTGCTGTATGCATCACAGACGATTGGGATTAAAATACCGGTTACATTTTTAATTGCATGTGTTGTAGCAATATGGATTATATGTAATGAAATAATATCAATATTGGAAAATATGATAGATATTGGTATTCAGATACCATCGTTTTTATTGCCACTAGTGAAAAATATTAAATCGCAGACAGAACATATTGCAAACACTGAGCAGACAGAAAGAGAGGAATGAGTATGAAAGGAATTGACGTATCAGCATACCAGGGCGCAATAGATTGGAACAAAGTTAAATGGGCGGGGGTACAATTTGCAATTCTGAAAATCATCAGAAAGGACCTGAATCCGGACAAAACCTTTGAAGCAAACTGGAAAGGCTGTACAGATGCCGGAATGCCGATTCAGGGTGTATATAATTACTCGTATGCCACTACAGTAGGAAAGGCAAGGACAGATGCACAAAGAGTGATTGAGGTGCTTGCCGGAAGAAAGACATTCGTCTGGCTTGATGTGGAGGACAAATGCCAACAAGGACTCGGACAGACACTAATCGACATTATTAATATATATCAATCAGAAATCAAGGCAGCAGGGCTTGATTTTGGAGTATACACTGGGCTTAGTTTCTACAACACCTACATCCTGCCATATGCCAATCAGATTAACTGTCCATTCTGGATCGCGCGTTATCCATTAACTAGGGGCATGACTATCGGGGACGATCCGAACGATGCCAAGAAGCCTGCTATTGCACACAGCCTGTATGGATGGCAGTACACCAGTGCATTCACTTGTTCAGGACTCAACAACAGCACGGATGCCAACCTCTTATATGTGGAGCTTGGAGCAAGTGATACAACAGTAACAAGCCAGCCTGAAGCTGCGCCGGCCAAGCCGAGAGACGAGAGTTGGAAGGGCAATATTGACTATTACCTAGAAGGTGAAGAGGTCAGAAAATGGCAACACGCCATGAATGTAGGCTTCGACCTCACTGGAGCTGATGCGCTAAAAGAAGATGGCAAATTCGGAGCTGATTCGCAGGCATTTGCAAAAAACCACAATCTGTGGAGTGGACAGAAGCACAATTGCCCGACTGCAATTAAGTGGTTAAGAAGAACGCTGCACAATGTATACAGCTTCACAAAGTTAGACACGGATTACGGCAAGTGGACGGATTACCTCTCTAAATGCGTAATGGTGTTCCAAAAGAACAGAGGACTGACACAGGACGCATATGTCGGATTGCTCACAACGTACAGGCTCTTGAAAGGATAAGGGAAAAAGTTCAATTCAAACTTTGTAAGTATATCAAAGTATACCAATGAGCTTCCGGATTCGGCAAATTAAAAATTACATCAAAAAATAAAGGTATCTGTCAGACTGATATGATACCTTTATTTTTTTGAAAAATTAAAAGAAATTTTAAGCAATACTTGACATATGGTACACCATATGATATATATACTTGTAAGGAGGAGAAAAAATAATGCCAGTAGGAAGTCCGAAACCACAAACAGTGGCAACAGAAAAATATGCTAAAAAGGCAGGCTGGATATCGAAAAGCTACAAGCTTAGGAAAGAGGTAGTTGACGAATATACACAAGCTTGCAAGAGAGCTGGAGTTAGCGCTGCAGGACAGCTCACAACAATGATGAAAAATTTTGCCAAGGAGGTCAATGAAATGAAATATCATATTATAGAAAAACACAACAGAAACGCAAGAGAAGAGCTGAAATCATACAACTTCGATGAGTTAAAGGATTTCTTTGAGCCAAATGAGGAGTTTGAGGAGTCACACAGCGAATGGGAAGAGATAGAAGACCTGTTCGATTTAAGAGAGTTTCTCGAGCACGAAGCTGACGGAATGGAGGTGGAGTATACAATAATCGAAGATACAGAATCCTAA